CCCTTTTTTATTTTTTAATTATGTATAATATTACAACTAAAAGAGGTATGTGTCAAACGCATAGGTCGAGCATAAGCTATGCAAAAACTGCATACATATATAGGTTGTGAGATGTTCTATTAATGTTCTAAATAGGTGCGTCAGATTGGCACAACTTAACAGATGTTAAAAATAACTAAAAATAATTTGATTTAGCTATTAAATTGATATAGATTAAATTTAATGAGTATTCCTTTAAAAGATAAGAATAATTTAAAAGCAAAAATAAATTTTGCTGGTTATTCTAAAAATATAAAGGAAGTAAATATGTCAAAAACAATAGCAAGTGAATTAGAAAATAATAAAGACAATGATTTTCTAAATTCATTAAAAGCAAATGAGCCATTAAAAAAGGTATTATTTAAGGCAAAAAATGTAAGTAAAACATTGATGTCAGATATAGTTCCACAAATGGCTAAAGCTGTTAATTCTCTAATGATAGAAATTAATAGTGGTAAAAAAACAAGTCTTAAAGATTGGAATACAATTAAATTTTTAAGACAGCATCTATACAATTTATCAAGCTATGATAGATCAAAAGATATTAATTCAGCTTTTGAAATGTCAATAACTAGGGCTATTAAATTGGCGATTATGATGTATGACAATAAAGATGAGTTCGAGGTTTCAAATGACAATGAAGTCTTTATAATGTCAAAAGTAGCAACACCAATGATTGACGTTAAGTTAAAAGGTCAAAAGGGTGGTAGCAAAAAACAAAAAAATACTTCAGAAGAATTAGTGGAAGTTAACACAGGCACAATAGACAAAGTCTATTCAGCTAAATATCCAACTACTTCAAGAAGTACACAAACCAAAGATACTAAAATTAACTTTGGCTCAATGGCTGTAAATTTTGAAAAGGAATTAGAAAAAATTTACAATATAGCAACAAGAAAAGACCAATCAAAAATACTTGACTTGTTAGATGAGAGAGCCATTGAAAGTCTGGGCAATATAAAAGCATTATTAGAAAATAATGAAATAAGAATTGCTTACACTAATGCCACAGAAAATTTAAGTGTTAGTGGTGAAGTAAAAAAAGCTAGTTAATACCGAGCAATAAATAAAGGAATACTCAAAGCCCCCTTGATTAATTTCAGGGGGGTTTTTTTTATGCCTGAGTAAACTTGGTTTACATCAGGGTTTAATAGCTACAAAAATTTACACTCCCCAAAGTTCCCCCAAGCGATAACCAAATTTTTACTAGGGATTTTTTTAGGTGATCCTGACAATATTACAGGGGGGTTTTGATTTTCTACAAGATTTAACTTTGCTTTTCATTGGGGTATGCAGGCGACCACCCCCCCTTACCTAGATAGTATATATAGCTACACCAGAAAATCCCCAAGTTCTCTGTTAACCATACTCTGGGCTATATACTAGGGCAATTATTCTACATAACTCCCGACAATATCCCTAGGGGTAACTTGTAAATATATCTTTGCTATAGGTATACGGACCCCCCAGGGGTACCTATGTACATTATACACCCCATATCCAATTTTGTCAAGATGATTCTTAAGACAGATTGTCACACCCTAAAATATTGCTTGACAAAATGGTTAATAGTGTGTATAATAGAATCAGGTGCACTTTAAAAGGACACACAAACACAACCGCATAAGACATGCACACGAGGTCATCACTAAACTGCACCACTAATTGAGAATTCCCTAGGGTTCTCATATACTATGACTAAGATAAATACTAAAGAGATTCCGTTTACGGAATTAATGGAACTGATAAATGCAAAACATGGATTCTACTATAATGCCAACTCAAAAAAGAAGCTTGACCGAATCACAGGAAAAGTTTCTAGACGCATTGTTCGGAGAAGCAAAAGGCGACCCGAGGAAAGCAGGGGAATTGGCAGGATACTCAGAACATTCATATCCTAAAGTTTTGCGTAACTTGAAACAAGAGATTGTTTCGAGAGCAGAGAATTACTTAGCCACTCATTCCGCTAAAGCTGCTACTAAAATAGTAGATATGCTTGAAGAGGATGGCACAACACCCCATGCCAATATTAGAATGGAAGCGGCAAAACAAATTCTAGACCGAATAGGTGTTGTTAAAAAAGATCAATTAGATATTAATATGAAAGCAATGCATGGAATTTTCATATTACCAGCTAAAGATAACATTGACAAAGATCAAAAGAAAAGCTAGAACAATTCCTTTCGGATATAAACTATCTGAAGATAAAGATTATATAGAACCTATTGAATCAGAATTGAAAGCTTTAGAAAAAGCAAAAGAATATTTAAAAACGTGTTCATACAGAGAAGTGGCAATATGGCTAACAAAGGCAGCAGGAAGGTATATATCATATGTCGGACTTAGAAAAAGAGTTAAACGAGATAGCACCTCCAAAGCCAAAGAAGAAAGTCAAACACAAAGCCAAGCAGTCAGCTAAACTCGTTTTACAGAGAACACGCAAAAAAGTTGCTAAAGCAGAACAGTCACTCCGTTCAGCTAAACGTCATGCAGAAAATGTTAAAGATAAACTGTTAACCATTAACAAAGCATTAGACGGCAAAGAGCAACAATTAATAACACAAGACGTAATAGATAGTGCTTCAAAAAATATACAGGAGCATGTTAAGTCACAAGAAGTTGTTTTTAAACCTAACTCAGGTCCACAAACAGATTTCTTAGCATCTTCTGAAAGAGAAGTATTTTACGGTGGAGCACGGGGTGGAGGCAAATCATACGCAATGTTAGTTGATCCTCTACGCTATTGTGATAAAACAAATCACCGTGCACTATTACTTAGAAGGACAATGCCTGAGTTGAGAGATTTGATTACGCATTCTCAACGATTATATAGCAGAGCATTCCCAGGAGCAAAATGGAGAGAACAAGAAAAAGAGTGGAGATTCCCGTCAGGAGCCAAGATAGAGTTCGGGTACGCAGAAAACATGACAGATGTTTTACGTTACCAAGGGCAATCGTACACATGGATAGGAATAGACGAACTTCCACAATATCCTTCGCCAGATATATATAATTTCTTAAGATCATCTTTACGTTCAGTTGATCCTAATATTCCTGTGTTTATGAGAGCCACAGGTAATCCAGGTAACATAGGTTCACAGTGGGTTAAAGAAATGTTTGTCGAACCAGGAGAACCTAATAAATCATTTGATATTAATATTAGTACTCCTGCAGGTAATAAGATAATTACAAGAAGATTTATTCCAGCTAAGTTGCAAGATAATCCTTATCTAATGCAGACAGATGATTACTATGCAATGTTGGCATCTTTACCTGAAATACAACGTAAACAGTTTTTAGACGGAGATTGGGACGCATTTGAAGACTCGGCTTTTCCAGAATTTAATAAACCAACTCACGTGGTTGAACCTTTTGAAATACCTAAAGGCTGGCAGCGGTTTCGTGCTGCTGACTGGGGTTATTCTTCTCCTGCTTGTTGTTTATGGTTTGCTATTGATTATGATAATAATCTTTGGATTTATAGAGAATTATATACCAAGAAGATTACAGCAGATGTTTTCGCTAGAAAAGTTTTAGAGTTAGAGCGTGATGAATACATACGCTATGGGGTCTTAGACGCTAGTACATGGGCAAAACGTGGAGACATAGGACCTAGTATTGCAGAGACAATGATTCAAACAGGATGTAGATGGAGACCATCTGACCGTACACCTAAAAGTAGAATCAGTGGAAAATTAGAAATTCATAAAAGATTAAAATTAAATGACGATAAGAAAAAAGAACCTGGTATTAGAATTTTTTCAACTTGTCGTAATTTAATTAGAACTTTACCTATATTACCTCTAGATGAGAATAATCCAGAGGATATTAATACCGATGTTGAAGACCACGCATATGATGCATTAAGATATGGATGTATGAGTAGACCTATACATACAAGTTATGCACAAAGATTTAATAGACAAACACACCCCCAATTCAAACCTGCGGATAGAATATTTGGATATTAGTTATGCCATTAACTAAAAAAGATGAAATATATTTAAAAAAACTTATTAGGCAATACGGACTTAAAAAAGGTAAGTCTGTATTTTATGCTGTAGAAAAACTAAGAAAGAAGAAGGGTGTCAAAAAAAATAAAAATACCAAAAGCAAGTAAAAAAAATTTTCCTTATACACTAAACTTAGTTTATTGGGAGGATATTGTTAGCGATTCAAGTTGGGCTGATATCGTTGATATAAAAAAAGCAAAGACAGCAATATGCTGCAGTGTAGGATGGTTAATTAAACATGATGTTGATACCACTGTAGTGATGGCTGATTATGCTTTTGAAGACAACAAAGAAGTAAAACAAGGTGGTACCTATACAACTATCCCAACAAAGAACGTACTATCAATTAAACGAATAAAACTATAGAGGAATAATATGGAAACTAAATTCGACCCAAAAGCTAAAGTTAAACAAGGAGATCTTGGTTCAGCTGCTGATGGTAAGCAACCAAATAGAGAATCAAAAAATATTGATTTCTCTGTGGAAGCACCTAGAAAATATGAATCTGAAACTGCATTACAAAATGATAGCTACCCAACAAAATCAGGTAGTGAACATGTTCAGGGATCATTATTTAAATTGGCAGATGAAAAAGATTACTAATGAGTATATTACCACAAGAAAAACCTAAGGAAATAAAAAAGAAAAAATCTATTGAAACTTTAAAGAAGGCAAAACCTTTTTTAGAGAAAGATTCTTTTGAGTATGTTAGAAAAGAATTAAAAAAGAAATATGAAAATCCTATAATATCAGCAGTTAAAGAAGCTAATAAAACAGTTATGGATAAATATAAAACGAAAGCTAAAAATATAGCAAGTGGTATAAAATATACAATTGGATCTTTACGAAAACCTAAAGATAAAAAATTTTTAGGTCATACTAATCACATAAAAAAATAAGGAGAGCACATGAACATTAATCAAAGATATAAACACGGAGAACTTGCACCTGATGTTGGCAAAACTAAAAATGCTAAATTAGAAATGAACCCTAATGAAAAAATTAAACAGGGTGATTTATCGTCAGCTTCAGAAAAAGCAGGAAAGAAATCAAAAGTAGACGCTTCGATCTTTAAAATGGCTGAGCAAAGAGATTACTAATAGGTTTATTTAATGGCAAAAAAACCATACACAGAGGAAGTTAATCCTTTAGTTGGTTATATACGACAGAAGTTTCAGCAATCTGAGACTTCTAAAATATATGATGAAAAAAGATGGCTAAAGGCATACCGAAATTATAGAGGTCTATACGGACCTGAAATGATGTTTCGTGCTAATGAGAACTCTAAAGTTTTTGTTAAGATTACAAAAACAAAAGTTTTAGCATCCTTTGGGCAGATTATAGAAGTTTTATTCTCACAAGGAAAATTTCCTCTTGGTGTTTCCCCAACTACAGTACCTGAGAATAGCGATAGATACGCACATTTAAATCCACAAACAGCAAAAGCAAACGGAGTAGATGCTGAACCATCAGCTCAAGATGTAGCAAAAAGTGTTTATGGTTATGAAGGTGATGGTCAAGCTTTAAAACCTGGTGCTACAGCAACAGACTTATTACAATCTATAGCACAGGATTACAAAGATTTAGGATTTGATACAGGTCCTGCACCACAAGGTCAACCTCAAATTGAACCTGCACGTTTAGCTGCAGAACAAATGGAAAAACTTATCCATGATCAATTAGAAGAAAGCCAGGCAATTACAATATTACGCCATGTATTTTTTGAGATGGCATTATTAGGAACAGGAATTTTAAAAGGACCATTTACAGATTCAAAAACATATCATAGCTATGATACAGCAACAGACCAAGAAGGGAATGAAAGTAGTGTATATGTTGCAAAAACAAAATCAACTCCTTCGATTGAAGCTGTTTCATGTTGGGATTTTTATCCAGATCCGAATGCAACAAACATAAAAGACTGTGAGTATGTTATCCAAAGACATTCTTACAATAAACAACAATTAGAAAATTTAATTGGTAAACCTATGTTTAAGGAAGCAGCCATAAGAGCTTGTCTTGAAATGGGACCAAACTATCAAACGAGAGGATACGAATCTTCACTTTATGATAGAGAAAATGTTACACAGCTATATAAAAATAGATATGAGGTTTTAGAATTTTGGGGATCTATAGATAAAAAATTAGCTGATGAGTACGGTGTTAAATACGAAACAGATAGTGAAGTTGTAAATATTAATGCTTGGATTTGTGGTGGACATATTTTAAGAATAATTGAAAATCCATTTACACCAACAAGATTACCATATTTAGTTTCACCATACGAAGTTAATCCATATCAATTCTTTGGAGTAGGTATTCCAGAAAATATGGAAGACTCACAACAAGTTATGAATGGTCATGCAAGAATGGCAATTGATAACTTAGCATTAGCAGGAAATTTAGTATTTGATGTTGATGAGACATTACTAGTTCCAGGTCAAGACATGAAAGTATTTCCTGGTAAAATATTTAGAAGACAAAGTGGTCAGCCAGGTCAGGCATTACATGGAGTTAAGTTTCCAAATACAGCAAATGAAAACTTAATGATGTTTGATAAATTTAGACAGTTGGCAGATGAGTCAACAGGTATTCCTTCATACTCGCATGGAGCAACAGGAGTACAATCAACAACAAGAACTGCAGCAGGAATGTCAATGTTAATGGGAGCTGCAGCATTAAGTATAAAAACAGTTATCAAAAATATTGATGACTATTTACTAAAACCTCTAGGAGAATCCTTATTTCATTGGAATATGCAATTTAATGAAGATACTCCAAAAATAAAAGGTGATTTGGAAGTTAAAGCACGAGGCACTTCTTCTTTAATGCAAAAAGAAGTACGCTCACAAAGGTTGATGACGTTTATGCAGACTGCATCAAATCCTTCTTTAGCACCATTTGTCAGATGGCATACTTGCTTAAAAGAAATAGCTAAGTCATTAGACATTGATCCAGATCAATTAATCAATGATCCAGAAAAAGCTGCGATCTATGCACATATAATGGGGTTAGCAAATGGAAATCAAAACAATACAGCCGCTGCTGGAGGACAAGCAGAAATGGGATCACCTGGTCCAGTACCTTCAGGAGCTTCGCCAACAGATCCAACAGGAGCTGGAGGTGGCAACATCGGTACAGGTAATGCACCAATGCCAGGGGAAACTGGGTTTAGTGCGACAGATCCTCAACTTAGAGGTGGCAATTAAACGAAATAAGGAAAAAATATAATGGCATCACAATTAGTTTTAAATGATCAGGGACAATATGAGTACCAAGAGGTTGATAAACCTCAGAAAACTACTCTTAATACCCAAGAGTTTGAAGCTTATGAAGGTCAAAAGAAAGAAAATTTAGTTAGTTCACCATCAATTACAGAACAAACAGAAAAAATTACAAGAGAAATTCCTGGACAAGTAAAGTTTGATGAAAATACAGGACAATTTACAGAAGTAGAACCTGAAAAACGAACAATTGATTATACTCCAGGGGCAATAACTCCTGAATCTACTGAAATGACATCTTTAGAAAAGGTTATGAGTATGAAACCAATGGCTGGATCAGGGGATGGAGGGCTAGATAAAGCTTATAAATTAATTGAGCAACAACAAAAGCTTGCACAACGTAAGCAAACAGCTGATATGTTATTTCAAGGAGCTGATTTAGCATTACAAGGATACTCAGCTTGGAAAAACGCTGGTAAAATTACTAATATTACTCCGCTTAAATGGAAAACACCTACATGGACAGGAATGGAAGTTGGAAAAAGTACATTAGGTGGTGTTGGAATGGCTGGAGCAGCTGGATATGGCTTAGGTAAAGTTATTGGAGCAAAAGAAAAGGAAGCCAAAGGTATGGGTGCTGGTGCAGCAATAGGTACAGCACTTGGCGGACCCATAGGTGGAGTTATCGGAGGTGTAATTGGAGGTATAGTAGGATGTTTTTTACCTGATACAGAAATTACAATGGCTGATGGGTCTAAGAAAAAAATTATAGATATAGATTTAAAAGATAATATTAAAGTTGGTGGAAATGTTTTTGCTTTAGGTAAATTTTTAATTACCGACTTGTATGATTATAAAGGAATTAAAGTTTCAGGTACGCATATGGTAAATGAAGAAGGTATTTGGAAAGAAGTTAAAGATACTAAACATGGTAAATCTTTAGGTAATGATGAACATGTTGTTTATACACTTGGAACAGACAAAAGAAGAATTTTAATTAATAATATTCTATTTACAGATTATTTTGAAGTAGAAGAAAAAGATAAATTACGTGAAGTAGGTAATACTTATTTTGATAACTGGAGAGAACACGTAGTTATTTTAAACGAGAAGAATAAAAAAATATTAAATGCAAGCTAGAAACTGGAATTTGGATAAAGACTATCCTTATTTAGTTAACTGGTGGAAACAACATGAATTTGGTATAGTTCCAAAAAAATGTTTACCGCCTGATGGAATTATTGTAGAAGAAAATAATATTCCTATATGTGCTGGTGGTTTATATAGATGTGTTGATTCAAATTTTTCTGTAATGGAATGGATTGTTGCAGATAAAACTGCTAATATAAAAAGTATACATAAAGGATTAAATCTTTGTATTACGGAAATATTTAAATTAGCAAAAAAATATAATATGGAATTAATTTATTCAATGACAGCAAATACTTCATTGCATAAAAGATATACAAAGTATCATAATATGAAATTAGTTGAAAATAATGTAAAAACTTTTTTAATGGATTTAACAAAAAGCTATACAGATTTAGAATGGATTTCAGACGATCAACAATTAAAAGAACAATTAAAGGATAAATAATGGCAATTAATAGTAAAGGCGAAGCAGCAACAACAACAGGTTTAATGAATACAAAACCTAGTATACCTACAGCACCTGACTTAAGTGCTTTAGGAAAAGGACAACCTCAACAGGTTGCCCCTGCTAGTACCCAAACTCAAGCACCAAGTAATCCTTTACAAGAAGAATTTCCCGATGCAACTCCTATAGAATTAGAATTTGCAGAGCGGGCAAAGGGTTTAACCGATGAGGATCAGGCAGCATTACAATCTGTCTTATCCCCATCTGTTAGAACTGCATTAGCAAAAATCATACCAGAGTTCAAAGAAGTAATGGACGCTTATGGAAGTGATGAACCTAATGTAATTTTCCCATTATCTGTTGTGGCAGAATATGCTATGCAGAGATATGGGGGTCAAGATGCACAGGAAGCAGTAAATACATTTATTGCTGATGTTACATCATTACAAGACCAACAAATGGAACAACAAACAAATGTGCCACCTGGTCCAGAACAACCTACTGAAACAGCAGGTTTAATGTCCAGCCCACAAAATATGGAACAAGTTTAGAGCTACCCTTATCCATAAGGCACTCAACCTTAAGAGGAAAAAATAATGGAAAACAAAGAAAATAAACCAGTTGAGGTTTCTAAGGAAACTAAAACTGAACAACCGAAACTATTTAAAAAACCCAAAGTAAATCCTTATAAAAAACATGATGACGCAAGTGATCCTGAAATTGAGGCATTTGCTAAAGGTGAATTAGAGAAGTTTCACAGAGAGAAAGCAGAGACAGCAACCGTTCAAAAGGACACTGAAGCATCCGAAGAAATTGCAAACTTAGATGGTAAAGCAACTCCTTCAACTGAACGCCCTGAAAATGCCGAAGAACGTGTCTTTAAGAAACGTTATG